GTCGTTTAATTTACGACACTACAAAATCTAAAGATGTTCAAGGTATCGAAGTTGTTGATATTGGACGATTCATTACTAATGGTCCCGCGACCTCAATCACGGTAAATCATAGAATGGTCGTCGGGGCGGACACCTTTACGATAAACGCAGTAGATAACATCGCAGACGAAAACGGGGCGCATCACACCGTCATTAGATTTGGACGGTAATCATGGCAAAGGCATCTTTCACACTTGATTTAGAGGGTGATAAAGAATTAGTTAATGCTCTTAAGGCTGGTAAAGAAGATACCCCTAGAGCAATAGCCCAAGCAATATGGGAAGAGGCTAATGTTATTTTTGCTAAATCTCAGATTCTTGTCCCAGTTGATACAGGTGTTCTTCGTGGCTCAGGCGGAGTATCCGCCCCACAAATGGGAAACCAAGGTTATTTTGTAGATATTTTCTATGGTGGTCCCGCCGCGTCTTACGCTCTTTATGTCCATGAGATTATTGGTAATTACCATAAGCCTCCGACACAGGCTAAGTATCTTGAGCAACCAGTCATGGAAGCGATGTCCACTATCCAACAAAACATTAAGGGTAGAATTATGGACATTATAGAGAAAGGTCATAGGGGCTAATGCCAACTATTCTTGAATCAGTAGGAGATTACCTACAAAACACAGCAAGCGCTTTCGGCGCTCATGCTTCTCAAGGCACCCTTGGCACATCTATTTTTCTTGGAACCCTTCCTGAAACACCCGATGCTTGCGTAGCCGTGTATGAAAATGCTGGAAGTTCCCCAACATTTACTATGGGTTCAGGCGGTATTCAAATTGATTACCCAATGCTTCAAATTATTTGTCGAGCAGGGCGAGAAGATTATCCAACCGCTAGAGACAAGGCAGAATCTATCCGCGTGTTGCTCGCGTCGGTGCTTGAAAGAACTGTCTCAGGGGTGCATATTATGAGGATTGAACCGATGGGTTCAGTAAACTTGTTAGGAGTAGACCCGAAGTACCGCCCACTAATCTCGGTGAATTTCCGATGCCTAGTGAGAATGTAAGCGAGGAGCCAACGGCTCCACAAGAGAGAGTGGTAGACCCGTATGGCAGAAACGCAACAACCGATGAATTCCAGCGATGCTGGAAATGTGACAGGCTCCTCTTCGAAAGCGCAACGCGCCCGTGGAGTATCCGCTGTCCCCGCTGTAAATCCAAAAATAAATCAGGATGAATTCGCCTCTGCTTTAGATAATTTAGTTGGCGTTTGGAAAGTACAAGAAGGTTGTTCAGTAGGAAGAATTACAAGAGAACTACCTGAACCTATACAGACTAAGTTCAAAGAAACACTTCGGAATGAAAAAGTTAATTCTGCTCGCTTAGTAGAAGTCTTAGCAACTTTTGGCATTACGGTAGGCTCTGATGTTATGCGTAGACATCGTAGAAGGCTACTTGGTAAAGACGGGTGTAAGTGTCCGAATGAGTCTTGATGATGCTTTAGATAATCTGCTTAAAACGAGCGAGATGAATTCAGTTCAAAAAACTGAACCTCGTCAAAGACAAGCAGAATGGTTGCCTGGGGTTACTTGGCAAGGCGAAGAAGGAGTTGTAACAACTCAACCAATGGAGGGTGATAATGCACCCGATTGGTCAGGAGTTCTTCGAATGTGGGGATTAGACCCCGAGCATTTTCAAGTAGTAGAACCAGTTCTTTTCAATGTGTGGGGCGATACTTTAGGAGTTCTTAATCGCCAATGGAAGGGCAAAGTAGTTCGAAAGGGCAAGCAAGAAGTTGCCGATATTGAAGCCTTAATCGAAGAGATAAAGAAACATAAACCCCGCGAACGCAAACCAATTACAGGTGGAGCAAGCCTTGTCGTATGCGCCGCAGATTGGCAGACGGGTAAAAGAGATGGCGATGGTCTTAAAGGTTTAGTTGGTCGATGGCTTCAAGCCGTTGATGATGTTGAATTTAGAATTAAAGAATTAAAAAAGATAGGTCGCCCGATTGATTCAATCACCGTCTTATGCCTTGGTGATTTAGTTGAAGGATGCGACGGTCACTATGACATTCAGACTTTTACAGTTGAGGTCGATAGAAGAGACCAAGTAAAGATTGCTCGTCGTCTCCTAAGAGATGCTCTTATCCGTTGGTCAAAGGTTGTCCCTAATATCACAGTTGCGGCGATTGGTGGAAACCATGGCGAGAACCGCAAGAACGGAAAAGCCTTCACAACTCTTAATGACAATGACGATGTAGCCCTAGTTGAGTCCGTTGCTGAAATCTTCCAAGCCAATCCTGAAGCCTATGGTCATGTTCGTTTTGCGATTCCAACAGATGAGTTGAGTCTGACAGTTGAGGTCAATGGAAAGATTATCGGGATTACTCACGGACACCTCGCTCGCAGTTCAGGAAGCCCTGAAGCAAAACTTCGCAGGTGGATTGCTGACCAAACTCTAGGACGCCAAGCCATCGGCGATTGTGACATTTTGGTATCGGGTCATTATCATTCATTTCGTCTAGCAGATTGGGGAGGAGTCAAATGGCTACAAGCACCAGCCCTCGACGGGGGAAGCGTGTGGTGGAGACAGTCCAAGGGGGAGGTTGCGGATGTGGGAGTGCTGACATTCCTAGTGACCAGCGAGGGAGTCTCGGACATCCAAGTATTATGAATGACCCAAGGGACATCGCCTTATATGCCGCTGAGTTGGTCTCAGGAGAGCGTCAGGACGCCTACGGACATCCGCTTGATAACTTCACTAGAGCATCAAAGATATGGTCTGTAATCCTCGGCTGTGAGGTTTCTGCCGAGCAGGTAAGCCTTTGCATGGTGGGCATGAAAATTGCCCGTGAAATCAATCAAACCAAGCCCGACACGGTGGTCGATGGGATTGGCTACTTCCTTACGCTCAACATGATTCAAGAAGAGCGCCTCAGAAGAGAGAATAACTAACTCCAGTTGTGATATACTTGCCTTGTCCTGAGAGGAGGGCAAGATGAGAGAGTTCAGAATCTCTGAAATAGGAGTTGAGAAAACTCTTGCCAAGGCGCAAAAACTTGCTCAACGCGCTCAGAAAAAAGGTTTAAGTGGTGGCTACCAAGTACGCGTTGAAAAGCGTTTTGAAGAAATAGAAGGCATCAGCCACGAATATCAAGTTTTAGTTATTGAAGGCGAGCCAGTTAAATTTAACGGCTGGCAGTTCATTGGCGTTGCTGAGTTCATCGAAGGCAAAGCAATCACAAAGACAATCGCGGGTGGTCGAGAAATCAAGCCATCTGAGGTCAAGGTTGGATATTGCGAGCATTGCCAAAAAATCCGCGCTCGCTCAACGGTAATCTTTGTAGAAAACGAAGAAGGCAAGATTTCACAGGTCGGTTCAAGTTGCGTCAAGGATTACATAGGCTGGCAGTTCAGCGCTTCTTACTTACCAACAGAGGAAACTTTTGAAGAAGAGTTTGGTGGATATTCAGGTAACGGCTGGACAGGTCATTCAACAGTCGGAGTCTTGGCTCATGCAATCACTCAGGTCGAAAAGGGTGGATACATTCCTTCAGGTTCAGGCATCTCTACTAAGTCTCTTGTTTGGGAATACTTAAACGGCGGACATCACGGGGCTAACAACTGGAAAGAATTTGTAGGACAAAAACCAACCGAGGTTGAATATGAGAAGGCTAGAGAGTTAATCGAATACGGCAAGAACTTTGAAGGCGAATCTAGTTACGCTGAGAATGTCAGGGTTGTGTGCGGTTTGGAATATCAAAGCCACAGCACAGTTGGAATCTTGGTTTCAATTATTAGAGCAAAGCAAAAGAGCCAAGAACAGGAAATTGCTCGTCAAGAGGCTAAGGTTTACAAGGCTGAGCAATTCGCTCCAACTGGCGAGCGCGTGGAGTTAGAGGTTACAGTTCTTAGCGAGAACACCTTTGAGACTCAGTTTGGCTGGACAACTCTTTACACATTCGCAAGCGGTGAATACCAGTTCAAGTGGTTTGCTTCAAGCGGTACAAACTTACAAGTTGGCGACAAGGCAGTTATCAAGGGAACAATCAAAGGTTCAGATGAGTACAAAGAAACTTTTTCAACATTGATTACTCGTTGCAAGGTTCTTCAGATTGCCGAAAAAATAGCCTGATACACTAGACCTACTGTGCGCTAGTCGCCCGAGTTTTTCGTCTCTTCCGTGTCCGAGTGACCTGACGGTTACTTGGGCTATCCATGTGCCGTATCGGAGGAGGTT